GTATAATTAAGACTTAAACAGCAACAAGGAGCGAACCTAATGCGTACACAAACTAACAAACTCATCGATATGATGGACGAAGGCCTTATCAGCGCCCAAGCCGTTGCAGAGATGGCTCTCGCTTACATGAGCGAGGACGAGGTTGCAGACATGATGCGTTCGAACGACATCCTGGACGAAGAAGATGAGGATGACGGACAACCCGACGAAGCCCAGGAGTGGGCAGACTTTGACGCAGACTGCTAAAGCAGTTGACAGGCCATGCCAAAAGGCAGTATAATTAACACATAGTAACACATAGGGAGCGACCCAAATGGCTAAAGTAAATTATGACAACTTCGCGAGCTTTGACCTTAACGAAGCCTGTGATCACTTTGACTGTACCGATCAAAAGGCCTGGAAGAAGATCCGCCCTTTCATCATAGCAGACGGTGAGGAGTACGCAGAGGTCATGGAGAAAGACTTCGACTTTGAAGAAGTCACCAACACAGACCATATGGTGTTTGAAGCAGGCGTTAAGTATGCCCTTACCCGAATGAACATTGCCTTGGACAAAGCAGGCATAGACGTACAGGTCTGCGAAGTAGACTTGGTAGAGAGCATGGGCTTTATGCTAGTCCGTTGCGATGACGAGCCCGAGGACTTTGTTAAACGAGTGCTCAAAAAGCCTGTCATGATGGTTGACAGCTGGGTTTGAAACCTGTATAATTACTACTTCAACAACGCAATTATAGGAGCGACTTATGATTACAGCAGAACAGATCCGTGCAGGCAAGACACTGGCAGAGCAGGCAGGCCGCGCAGAGTACGCCAAGTGGGGCGGCGACCGTGGCGCTTGTGGTTTTGCTTGGGTCGAGGTCTACGTGGATCGTACCAACTCAAAGCAGGCCAAAGAGCTCTTGGCTGCAGGCTTCCGCAAGGACTACAAACCCAAGTGCCTGAGCATGTGGGATCCTGCAGGCCTGCCTGTACAGAACATCGACATCAAAGAAGCGGGTGCCTATGCCTATGCCAACTATCTCTCTGCCCTGGGCTTGAAGGCCTACGCAGGATCGAGGTTAGACTGATGGATATCCAAATTGAAGGTCTAAACAACCGTCAGCGGGCCCTATGTGACATCATATGGGCCTGTGAGTCACAGGAGCAGGTCTTGACGTTCGTGCGTAGCCTGCCGCAACAGCAGAAACGGGAAGCTGAGGTCATGGTAGAGATGATGACTTGGGCATTCTTTGACACAGTGGACTCAACGGATTTGGCAAAACCAGTCCTTGACAACTACCGCATCTGACAGTATAATACTAACTTGTTTAAATAATTGCAAAGGAAGCACATGGCTAGAACAGCAACCAAACCCTCAAAAGCGTCTACAGTCTTAGAGTTCGATACCGAAGCTATTAAACTTCGCGAGAAGGAAGTGGCCAAAGAGACTGACGAGGCTATCTTAGAACGACTGCGTGAGCGTTTCCAGATACTGACAGACATGACTCGTGCTGTACGCAAGGGTGACGTCCGTGCTATGATCGTCAGTGGCCCTCCGGGTGTGGGCAAATCATTCGGTGTAGAAGAAGTACTACAGAAGGACGGTCTGTTTGATGTCCTAGGCGAGCGCAAGCCCAAATATGAAGTGGTCAAAGGCGCCATGTCAGCCCTAGGTCTCTACGCTAAACTCTATGAGTTCTCAGACGCTAACCACGTGCTGGTGTTCGATGACTGTGATTCGATCCTCATGGAAGACCTATCACTGAACATCCTTAAGGGTGCCTTAGACAGCTCAAAGAAGCGATTCATCTCGTGGAACACAGACAGCCGCCTACTCAGATCAGAAGGTGTGCCAGATCGCTTTGAGTTCAAGGGTGCCGCTATCTTTATCACCAACATCAAGTTCGAACACGTGAAGTCTAAGCGCCTGCGTGATCACTTGGATGCATTGGAAAGCCGTTGCCACTACATCGATCTGCAGATGGACACCAACAGAGAGAAGCTCCTGCGTATACGTCAGATCGTTGGTGACGGCATGCTGGATGCCTACGAGTTCGAAGAGTGCCAAAAGGACGATGTGGTCAACTTCATCACCCTCAATGCGGACAAGCTACGCGAGCTGAGCCTGCGCATGGTGCTCAAGATCGCAGACTTGAAGAAGGCCTTTCCCGCCAATTGGGAAGCCATGGCACGTACTACCTGTATGCGTAGGTCCTAATGCTACAGCGCATAGCCCTGTACCTAACCCTGGGGCTCCTATGTGATGCCCTAGGGATCCGAACTGGCTCGACAGAGTTCTGGTGCTTCATGGGCCTGTTCTGGGCTGTGGACATGCTGGGTAGACACGAGGGCTACGACGATGCTATAGAGCTGAGCCAAGCAGTACTACACCGAGCCAACGACATGTTAAAAGAAGCCAAGGCCCTTAGGGCCGCTAAAGGATACACTGATGAACAGTAACACACACAACAACACGCACACACCCACACCCGAGCCTAGACTGTTAGACGCACTGAGCACACAGTGCCAGTGGCTGGGTGCAGAACAGCAGGGCCCACAGTACTACTGTGTATGCACACACGCTAGCCTAGAGGGCAGTTCATACTGTGAGGAGCACCACAGCAGGGTCTATCAGCGTGGCACCAGCCTTGGCAAGCGTCGGAAGGATCAGCGCCGTGCAGCCGCTGTATGGGACATTGAGAGCGCATTCAATGAAGCTGTAGAAGAACTTGAAGGTGAGGGGATCGACTTCGCCTGAGAGGGGTGGGGGGCTATATACAAAAGCACTGTTGCTATTTTGCAACAGCGCATGCCTTTTTTGAACCCCATAGGTAGGAAATCACCAGGACCACGGTTCTCACCACCTTTTTTATTTTGCGCGGCAATTTTTTACTCTATACTATAGACCGGTCCCTAGTAAATATACTCTATGCGTCTACACTATATACTGACTCTAGATCCCCGCGCTCCGGAAGTATTCCGGTTTATAACTGATCACTGTCTTACACTAGAAGTACACCTTAATCGTACACTATTTTGGGTTCCACAAGAGGGATCAGTGGCCACAGAGTTTGCTCTACGCTTCCTAGACTCATGTCCCGAGGTACTGGATCATGACCATTAGTTCACGTGCCGCCCGGTGGTTTGATCTATGGTATCGCCCAGAATACTCCATGAGTCGTGATGATTGGCTCTACTGTGCGCTACTGCTCGGGTCCAGTGTCGTGTCTTTTGGTCTTGGGCTAGTCATTGGACTAACGTGGGCACACTTCCTTTAACGCTGTTACATCCGTAAAAAAAGCCCTACGAATAGAGCTTAAGGATGCGGGCATGTCCCGTATAGTGGTTCAACAGTGATTGGTTCAGTCATTTATCAGCGTTGCCGCCGGAGGATTCTCCAAATGACACATTTTCTTGGTTCGTTTATACATAGTATACACCTCCCTCGCTGTTGTAATCATATTTACATCTAGATTTTATTTGAGTATAGATATAGGCCAATAAATAGCTATTATGTATAATCAACCCATCGGTCCCATCACAGTCAACGGTCGTGACTACACTAAATTCTACGCTTGGCTACCGGTCAAGAGCACACTGGCGGGTTGGGTATGGTTCAACTACTATTACATACGTCCAGATCGCTACTTTGAAGGACGCTTGTTGAGTCAGGAAGAGTTCTTGCTAGAAATCAGCCAGGGTCCTAAATCGGGCTACTAAAAATTTTTGCGCAGAATTTTTTTGCCCTTGCTATATGAATTTCCAAGAACCCATTCCCGAGTATAGTGTGTGGGCGTGGTATTGGCTAGTTGTAGCTCTATACCTGCTGTATTTAGAATTGGCCTATATGTGGACTTGGTGCCAGTGGTTTACCAATTGTTAAGCTCGATTTACTATAGTGTAGTCTAAACGACTCGTACTAAGCCATAAACAGTAGCTGTCTAAATCTTCTAATTTTATGATCATTTTGCCTTCAAACCAGCCGATTTCTGACCTGATTTCGTTTGATTTTAGCCACTTTCCCACCTGGTCTAAAACTTCTATATACTGACCAGCGATCTCTTCTACAGTGCCGTGGAACTCGATTTCTATGTGCATAAGTGTAAATATTTAATCATGCGTATGCTACACGATTGGTATTGTGACTTGCCCTACTCTGCGGTAGTGCCGTGGCCCATGGTCCTACGCGATGGACAAGCAGATTGGGTAGACACGGTGTTAACCGTCGAAGGGTGGCTAGAGTCACATGTGGGATCACACTATGTACACTGGGCTTGGAACACGCTTTCACTGCACCAGCAGGATCTATGTGGTGTGGCCTTTGCTAGATCGCCTGATTCTACCCTGTTCCTATTACGGTGGAGTTAGCGTTATTAACTTGGTGGTTAATGGTGTTGAAAATTTTCTCGCAAAGCTATCGCTAAAAAATTTTTTGCGCTCCGCTACGCTCTTGAAAATGGGCCGCCAACTCTTGGATCGCGGGCCAAACATTGTTGCCCAGGACCTGTATGGCTACTCCGCCCCTGGCTCGCCACTCTTGGATGTTACTGGTTCTGTCATCTACTAGGATGTCGCCTGGCTCACAGTGGCCCTGCTTGTCCTGTGAGTAGGGTCCAAAGTGTACGGGTATATCTGGAAAGTATCGTTGAGCCCACTGCATCTTGTCGTGGAAGGCCCAAGGGCAGTCATTGTATCTGGGTATGGCTGTGAGGAACATGAGTTCCCAACCCAGTTGATCGCGGAATTCACGTGCTTGATCAGCCAGCTCCAGAGCACCCAACATCAAGGGCAGGTCTCTGAAGAATCGCTGATTGCCACGGATCTTTAACCAGTCTTCCTGTGCCCAACGATGCTCTGCATCTGGGTCCTGGGGATCGGGCTTTCGAGGGCGGCCAATATATTGTTCAGCGGCCAAATCCCAATTGGCCACTACACCGTCCATGTCTAGATAAATTGTGCTCATAGTGCTGTAATTATACAGCAGTGGTCACCGGACTGTCAAGTCTTGATCGCGTAGCTGTACCAGGCTCTTCATCAATTGGGCTATGACGCCATTGTTGCGCAGAGTTTTAAACACTATGTTGGCTTTGGACAATTCACCCTCTTGGGCTAGGCCAATCTTGCGATACTGGCTCAACATGGCCCGGACTTCGTGTAGTAGCTCTATATTGCGTTCAGCGATGCCGTGTGCTATGACACGGGTCCAAGCGGCTGTGACCCGTTCTACCCCACTGGGTAAGGCGCCCTTGATGGGTTCGGGTCTGCGTACCCAACGATCTTTTAGTAGACTGTAGCTGGATCCTTTGACTGGATGTCGGCTGTCTTCCACATAGCATTCTACGGGTATGCCCCGGTACCTGATGTCATGCTCCTGCTTCCATAATTTTCGCTGTGCGTCAAACAGCTCGCTGACAGGGCCTTGACACTCTACTGATTTAAAAGCCACTATGATGTGCAGGTCTAGATCGCTGGCCGGAGTATATAGATAATTGGCTTGACTTCCGGTCACGATTATGTCTATAATACTAGCTTGAACATTGACAAATTGCCAAAATTCGCGAGCCGTGCGCAGTAGGGCTTCCCGAACTTTGGGGTCAATATGATCTGTGTTAGCCCATACTACAGGGTTAAGTTCTTGGTGAGTTTCTACACCTTGAATAAATTCTTCAATGTTCATGAGCATTATTTATTGGTTAAATAGTTATATGAAAGATCTTAGTAATATGGTGGGTCAGCTGTTGGTAGCCATACCCAACACGGCACACACAGCCTATGTACGGGGAGTCATGCTGGTCACAGCACACTGGCCCGCGGGCAGTGCCAGTTGCTTGATCAACAAGCCCCTAAACAATCAACAGACCGTGACCACTATAATGCGCAATGCCGGCATAGATGCCCGCAGTGATGAGCCTATATTTTATGGTGGGCCCGATGAAACCAATAGGGTACAGTTTATACACACTCTAGATTGGCAGTGCGCCAGTACCAAAAAGATCACCCCGGGTATTGGGCTTACTCAAGAACTCAGCATATTGGCCGCAGTGGCTCGTGGGCAAGGACCGCAGTATTGGCGCTGTATTGCTGGCCATAGACTGTTGACCAACAGCCCCGGATTACCCGACTGTATAGAGGGTGAAATATCGGGCATGCCACCCTGGAACATGGGTCATCGTTGGTTGTCTCTGCCCGCCACAGTGGCCAATGTGTTTGGCAGTGTAGGCGACGAGCAGTGGTTAGAAGCAGTTAATGAAAGCAGTCGACTGGAAGTGGACAGCTGGTTTAATCACGCTCGGAATTAAGCCCAGCCAATAGCTGGCGTATCTTGGCACCACCCACTTCTGCACGTACCTTGGGCACAGGCATGCCCTGTGTGGGGTCCTGGATAACTCCGTCTTCATCTACATTGTTTGGCGTTACTGTACTGGTCTTTTTCAAGCCAGCATACACGCTGTTGGTGGGTCTGTTCTGACCCCCGTTAGAACTGTCTTGTCCTTCTTCACCTGGATCAGTAATACGCAAGGTGTCCACATTAAAGTCTAGGTCCACCTTTTGGCCCACACCACTACTCGAACGTGTCTTCATGAACTGGATTTGGTAGCGTCCACGCTCACGCATAGCACGGCTGGTAAAGATACCAATCACGTTATCTGCTGTCATGATCTTGCTCAATCCACCTGAAATATGACTGTGATCAAACTCGATCTCTTCAACTGCCGCCCTGTTAAGTTGTGACGCTGTTACAGTAATACATTGTGTTTCCATGGCCAAGTTACGGATCTCTTCTGACACATATTTGTCTTTTACAAACAGATCGCTGGGCGATACCTTCACACTTAAAGGCATCATCAAATCCAAGTAATCGATAAGGATTACGTCTGGTTTTACGCCTTTTTTGACCTGATATTCCTTCAAATAGGCTCGAATATCGTTACAGTTTTTTCCCGAAGGCATATACTTAATCTGTATGCTTCCTGAGCGTTTTCCAATGGTTTTAACTTTGAGTTCTACGTCATCTAGGTTACGGAAAATGTCTCTAGTGGTAATGCCTGTCATCATAGAATCCAAACGCATGGCCACTAGACTCTCACTCAATTCAAATGTTAGATACAGCACATTAAGTCCTGCCATGGCCCAGTTAACGCCCATATTGGCCAAGAACAAACTCTTACCGCCACCTGATCCTGCACACCAAATGTTAAGCTCTCCTCGATTAAATCCGCCATAGAGTTTCTTGTCGATAGTGGGCCAACCTGTGGATATCTGTCCGTTTGAGTTCTTGAGTCCTTCAAGACGTGCTCTAGGATCTTCAAAGTAATCTGTACCCATGTCCTTGTTCAAACTGATCTGGATAGCATCCTTGACTAGCTTTTCTACAGGACCGTACTCGCCCTTTTCCAACAGATCCGCTGACTGTAGAATAGCTCGTTCTAGTCCCTTGTGTCGACTGAAGTTTTCAAACTCATCCATAAGCCAATCATAGTTTTCTTTGGGCAGTTGAACTGTGGCCAAGTCAGTACCGCATGACGCATTTACAATAGTAGCGTCTGGAATAACCTTATACTCATCTACATATTTGGTAACGAAATCTGCTACCTTTTGCAGTCGCTGATCAAAGTTTTCTGGGTCAAAGATATTTTGACAACGGGTAAATGTTTCAGCATCGCTTAGGAACATCTCTAGATATAGCTTCTGTACATCAAAGTTATAATTGGGTTTTTCGTTATTATTCGCCATGTTCTAGTTTCTTCTTTAGTAGTTGTATTTTTATCTGATTAGATTCTTTGTAGTGTAAGATCGTGGTTAGTGTGTAGAGTCGCCCGTATTTCTTAACAGCATCTGCTACGTCTTTGATGCCATCTGCCCAAGGAGGCAAACTGGCACTCCAACCGTTATCCAGTGCCGCTTTGAGTAGCTTGGCTCCTGGACGATCTCTATCGGGCACCACAATAACTTCTCGTCCTAGTGTGTTGATTCTAGCACACTGAGTTTCATTAGGTTCGTTATGACTTATGGCCACACCGTCTACAGCGATGGCATCAAACTGTCCTTCAGTTACAATCACATATTTTCTACTGTGTGGTTGTGCTGACAGATTGAACACATATCCTGGCTGTGCATCTGTGAGATATTTAGGTTTGCCTTCTGTGATCTTGCGGCCAGTATAGCCCACTATTTTTCCATCGTGATAGAATGGTATGATCACACGATCTCTAAATCCTGGAGCAGACGACCAGTGCCAGTTATACCATTCAAATTGTATGCCTCTGTTCAGCAGATAATCAATTACCGCGATCAGTTCGGGTTCTTGACATCCTGCATCTACCCACTGTTTTATACTGAGACACTCATCTGGTAGATCACGTTCTTCTAACTCGAAACTAAACTGTTTCTTAACAGTGGGTTGATCCTGTTGTTCTCGTAGTGCTTCTAATGCCAGCTTCTGTATTTCTGTTTCTGGAATACCTAACCAGGCAAACAGTTTACGGGTATTTTGACTCAGCAGTTTGCCAGGAGTCCATCCTGCTTTGAATCCGCAGTTAAAGCAGTGAAATGTAAAGCCCTCACCAGTAACCATGATGCCGCCACGCTTACGATCATCTTGACGGTTGCCTCTATGATGGCAACAGGGTGCGTTAAAACTGTCCCAGCCGCTGGGAGTTTTCTTGCGATTTGGAGGCAAGACCGCTAGCAGGGCATTCTGTATGAGACTCATACAGTAAGTTTAACTTCTATATAGGATCTTGTCAAGTGTACCGTGGTACGAATCGGTGGTATGATTGTTGGTTTGATAAACCGGATCAGTTGCCGGTATGTGTTTGGTTCTTACAAATGTCCAAACTCCGTAAAAATTAACATAGTCTATGCCAGTGAATTTGGTATAGGTTTTGTTTGAAATTATAGCATATCCGCCAAACTCTTCTGGACTGTTATTTTGAGTGCCTTGGATTTGAATAGACCCTGTGTAATTGGTCATGTATAGTGCTATGGTGTGCAGTGCCGAGTTGCCGTTGAATTCTGGATGAGCCTGGATACGCCCACTGTAATAGTTCCATTTGGAATCGCCGTTGTTGTAAACTGCTTGAAAACTGGATACTTCTGTGGTAGGTTGTAGTAATGGAAAACTATCCTGTCTTAGTTCAATACGTCCACTAGTACCATAGTAGGTATCTGCATAAGTTGGTTGGTAAACACCATCGCTGTCCACGCTGGCTATTGAGAACTGGTAAGTTCCTGCATCTAGATCAAGAGTATCGCTTTCAGATAGTGTTAGGACAGCAAGTCCTCGTGTACTGGTAGTAACGCCGTCATCTATGATATCGCTTCCGGATATAGTTTTTTTGACCACGGTCTGTTGGGTAACACCGTTAAACATACTAAAGACAAAAGTTCCTGTCGATATAGGTAATAGTTTTTGGTCCGAGTTTTTAAACTGTAATTGAACTCGATTTTTCAAGCCTTTTTGTATTTTGATGTCGCGTTGGTACATAACGTTGTGAATCCTTGTATTTTGATCCAGATCCAATATTACATCGAGTAAATTGGAATATAAATAGATTGGACATTTTTGCATATGAGTATTTATTTTAACTAATGGTAACAAAGAACACCTTTCAAGACAAGTTTCCCTTTATAGCCTGTATAAGGTCTAATGACGTCGAATACGTAGGTATTGTGATTAATTTTGACAATCACGTGGCCAGCATCTACGACCTAGGTGCCATGCGTACTGATCAGGAAAAACAGGATTTTATGGCGCTGGGGGAAACATGGTGGTGGGAAAGTAACCGTAGGATTCCTATTAATATTTTCTTAAAAGAGGAAATGCGCAACTACAAGATCTACATCAAAACATTTAATTGTAAAGATATAGAAGTCTTGTTTGGCCCAACTGTAAATTTGGGAGATATTGCAGAAAAGCGGATTAAACGAAAATCAATCCAGCTGGTTAGAAACCCTAAGAGCCGCCGAGGCTAATCTTTTCGCAGATAAGATTTAACTGCATGACAATAACATGAGCGTACCCGACAGCATGACTTTTCTTAAAGCTATAGGAGTCTTCTGTTTTAATCCAGACTTCATCTTGGATTGCATCGAAACCTTTTTCAACAACTACTGGGATGAGGTGCTTCTTACCGGGCCGGATAAGAGCAAGAACCGTGGCTAGTTCTAAGATACTCTTTGGCGTTAACTGAGCCAGCAAATTATGGTACCCGTTGATGTGAAACAGTTGATCACATACATCTTTCTCATACAATAGATCCCACAACGGTTCAACACTTAATAGCCTATTGATTGTTTCTTCTGATTGGATATGGAGATCATTATACACTCCAACATTCAAAAAATCTAATTTGAAATACCCACGTTCCTCTGCTGCCTTATGATCAATATTGGCCATTTTAGTCAGAGGATTGTAAGGGATCGAGTGACAGTATACACCAGTGTTGTGTTTCTTAAAAGAGCCATTGTCTTCTTTAATGGCCGCTGGAATATGTTGAACTATATCTAGTATGCGTGTTCTATCTGCAAAGTCAATGTCAATATCCGGCATCGTAATCGCCTCCGCACATCTTTAACAACAGTTGATAATGTTCATATGCTTTCTTAACGGCAGGAACATTGGCACGTATTTCCAATTCTTTATATTTTTGGTCATCAAGTACACTTACAAAATCATTTAACTTATGTAGTGGAATATGTATTGCTACAGCACCTATTGATTTGGTTTTATAGTCTACTTTTGGATCATTATAGGCAGACCAATTTACCATAGTACGTTGGTAGAATTTTTTGTCACTGTGGTCTGTAACAGCGTCAAATGCTTCACAAAATCTTGTCAGTGCTGTTGATTGTGGTAAAGGCTTATCCAATTCCGGCCTCCTTACATATTTCAGAAACCATAGCAACGTCTGCTGGAACTTCTTTAAACTTACGCAACCAATAGGGTAGATCAAATGCAGGAGCAATCAGATCTAATTGTTCGTCGTTAAAATTATTCAGCATTTTCTTTCCAGATGCGCAGTTGAGCATTACCCACGGACTAATTTTACCGTTGCGTATGTCGTGTACTGCTCTGTTTAGGTTTACATAGTTAAAATAATGGTTGAACTGAGCACCACTGGTGTCACCCCATTCCATCATGGTCTGTACAGTACGTTGTACTGCTGACTCTACCGGTTCTACTTTGATCATGTCATAGAGATATGTTTCGTATAACTCATCTCTGCACCAATGATCGAGTTTAACTCCGCTTTTGATCACATAGTCAATAAACTTGCTAGGATATAATGGATTGACATTATTGACAAAACTACCAAATTTCACAAAGGCGTTATAGTAAGAACTTTTACAGAAGTCCTCGTACACTTTATCTTTTTTAGAATTTTGTGTCAATTGGTACCAACGATTGAATGCCATAAAGCCAGCCTGAACTCGCTTTTCATCTTTTTGCATAGCCCTACGCTTGGGCTCACACATATGAGCAAACAGAGTTTTTTCTTTCATAAAACTCTTGCCGCAATGTACACAATTAAAAGGTTGTTCTTCTAACGCAATCATTCATATTCTTTTCGTTGTTTTTTATCGAATCCCATCTTGTCAAACAACTCTTCGATGTCTTGCTTGTTCATCATTCGAGCCAACAATTTAATTTCACTGAGCTTCATAGCAGGGTGTAGTTCTACTAATAACTTTTCAATTTTATTGGCTTTTTCTTTTTTACCAGCGGCTAGATAGGGATGGTATCCTACTGCACCTGTACCCACTCCAGCAAATAATTTCCACAGTAGTGCCTTGTGATTTTTACTGAGCACCCAGTGATTTTTATTAACCAGTTCATTGGTCATTTCAAGGAACCATTCTTGCGTGTCTCTGTCGCCTTGAACGTTGGCAATGTAACGCATCAGCACAAACGGTGCAAATGCTTTCTTTTCTTCATCTGTGAGGTTATCGTAGAAATTATATTGTTTTCTATCTACAGAATTTAATTCACGTTTGATGTCAAGTTTTGCTGTTGCCATTTTCTTTACTCAGGTAATATACTATTTTAACACGATCCAGTGCCTCTTGTAAAGTAGGATTGATTTTTGCTTCTCGCCGTATTTCGCCCCATAATTTATCGTCCATTATGTGATCACGTAGTGGGCGGCCATCACTAGTTCTCGGGTCGTAATCCCAACCAATTTCTTTTCGTGTGCTAGGGTCTGCTCCGACCTCTCTAGCATAAACTATACCATCCGCTCGTTCGTACACGTAAGTTGCTCCGGGTGTAAGACTGCCCATATTACCAACATTTTGTATAATTTACCAGCTCACTTTGACGACTAACTTCTTTGACAAAATAAGCACATAGAGGCTGTTCGCCTGCGTGTAACGGAGTGGTCAACAATTGGCCGGGACGCATCTTTGGAAAATACCATTTGACATCTTGGTACACATTGATGATGTCAATGTCATGAAATTCTGGTCTAAAACTGCTCAAAGGATTAAAACAAAATACCTTAAATCCTCGGTCATTTAAACTGGTAATAGGTAACACTTCCATGTCTGGACCTGTAGGGTCTCCAACAATAGTACACCAGTCTAATGGCATGGTCAGTTCATGAGGACCGATCCTCAGTACCACAGCAGGACCCGTAAAACTTTCTAAAAAAATCAAGGGAATAAAGAAATAATCGGGGTTGTTATTATCGCTGTTATCGAATACTGAGAATCGTAAATCGTCGTCTACTTCGTCAGGTAACTCATTGAGATAAAACGTTTTGTTTTCTAATGTTAATATTTGCATTATTGATATTTTACCTTTTCAATTGTGAAAGGGTATTTGGCTTCCTTGTAAAATTTCTTTCGCTCAGTGAGGTGTCGCTTGGCGTATTTGGTAGCGGCTGTAAGATCCCAGATTTGAACAAAGTCCTTGTCTTCCGCTTTTCTAATGCCGCGCCCAATTGATTGTATAACCCGTGTAAAGCTCTTTCCGGGCTCAAGAAGAACAAGATTAAAAATACGAGGGATATTAATACCCACAGCGG